ACTTACTGGAGGATGTGGCGCAGTTGAAGGAGGAGACTGGCGAGCCTGTGGGCTGGGTTGCTGCGCGTTGTGATGCGGCCAGGCCTGTGCAGAATGTGCGCTCCAACCCCTTTGATCAGGAGCTGTACTACTTCAAGTACCCGTATGAAGACGCAATCATGCCGCTGGAATGCCCATCCCCCATCTTCTCATGGATCGGGCGCGATGCCTGGGACTGCTTCAAGTTCCCGCCACTGAACTGGTACTCGGACGATGTGCACTGTGAGGATTTGCGTGCCGCAGGGTTTCATCATTACTTGTCGCGGTCCTATGTGCACCATGTTGGCAGCCAGACGATTGGCTTGAATGGTGAGAGATTGATCCAGCAGGCCGTGCCCTGGATTCGCAAAAACAGGCCGAAATATGCAAAAGACTGGTTTGGTTCTTAACCTGGGGTCGGGGCGAGACAAGCGCCCTGATTGTGTTAATGCCGACATCCGCAGCGATGTTGGAGCCGACTGGGTGGTGGATATTGGCCGACCAATTGTGATCGACAGGCAGTTTGAGCAGATCCTGGCGTTTGATGTTTTGGAGCACATCCCCGATTTGCAGCAGGCCATGACCAATTGCAGGGACCTGTTGGTCGATGGTGGCGAGATGCACATCCATGTGCCCTATGACTTGAGCCATGGCGCGTGGCAAGACCCGACACATGTGCGCGCGTTCAACGAGAAGTCGTGGGTGTACTTCTGCGGGTGGGCGTATTACCTGGGCTGGAAGGGTAGCAGGTTTGAGATGACGCATCTGGAGTACCGCCTCAGTGAGTATGGTGCGGGTCTAAAATTGCCGCAAGAAGAGATCCTCAGACTGCCCCGTGCAGTTGACTCCATGTATGTGATTTTGAAGAAAGTGCCTTATGAAGACACCAGCGTGGCAGCGTAAAGAGGGAAAAAACGCATCTGGCGGCCTGAACGCAAAGGGGCGAGCGAGCGCCAAGGCAGAGGGTATGAACTTGAAAGCGCCTGTGAAGTCGGGCGACAACCCGCGCAGGGCGTCATTTTTGGCGAGAATGGGCAACATGCCTGGTCCAGAGATGAAGGACGGCGAGCCAACGCGACTGCTACTGAGTTTGAAGGCGTGGGGTGCATCGAGCAAGGCTGACGCACGCGCCAAGGCAAAAGCAATATCTGCAAGGAACAAAGCAAAATGATCAACGACATGAATATCAGCACCGACATTGCGGCCATGGAGCCGATGGACGACGCAGAGCTGCAAAGCATTGTGCAGGCCGAGCTGGAGGACGCCGTCAGTTACATCGACTCTGATGTCTCGCCCATCCGCGCCAAGGGTACTGAGTACTACCGTGGTGACCCCTTTGGAAACGAGGAAGAGGGTCGCTCCCAAGTGGTGGCGATGGAGGTGCGAGACACTGTCAGCGCCATGATGCCCAGCCTGATGAAGGTGTTTTTCTCTACTGAGAATGTCGTCGAGTACATGCCGCGAGGCCCAGAAGATGTGGCGGGTGCGCAGCAGGCGACTGACTATGCGAACTACATTTTCAGCAACGACAACAACGGTTTCATGATCACTTATGCCTTGTTCAAGGACTCGCTGGTGCGCAAGTGCGGCATCGCCAAGTACTGGTGGGACGAGGTCGAAGAGGTCAAGATTGAGGAATATTCTGGCCTGGACGACGAAACCTTGCAGATCCTGATGCAAGAGGGTGCAGAGGTCAAGATTGTGGTCAGCTATCCCGATCCAATGCAGCCTGGCATTCAAAATATTGACCCAATAACAGGACAGCCTGGTCCTATGCAACAACCCATGGTCCACGATGTGGAGATCAAGCGCACGACCAAGTCTGGCCGCGTGAAGATCATGGCCGTGCCACCCGAGGAATTGATCCTGAGCCGCAAAGCGCGTTCATTCCATGACGGCAGCATCATCTCCCACCGCCAGATGGCCACTGTGGCCGACTTGGTGGCCATGGGTTACGACCAGGACGAAATTGAGGAAAACATCTCCAGCACCGACCTGGACTCCAACGACGAGTATTTGGCACGTCAGCCTTTGTCCACCACCATCGGATCGGGCGACAGCTTGAATCCCATGCAACGTCGGGTGCTGTACTGCGAGTCGTACATGAACATCGACTACGACGGTGATGGCATCCCTGAGTTGCGCAAGATTTGCTCGATGGGTTCTGGGTACAAGGTCGTGCGCAATTTGCCAGCGTCCTACATCCCGTTTGTGGACTTCCCATGCGACCCCGAGCCACACACCTCGCCACTTGAGGCCATGTCGATCTTTGATGTCACGCACGACATCCAGGAGATCAAGTCAGAGATCATGCGCAACACGCTGGACTCTTTGGCGCAGTCGATCCATCCGCGCACCGCGGTGGTTGAGGGCCAGGTAAACATTGACGATGTGCTGAACAACGAGACTGGCGCGATCATCCGCATGCGTGCCCCTGGCATGGTGCAGCCATTCAGCTCGCCATTTGTTGGCCAAGCCGCGTTCCCCATGCTGGACTACATGGACCAGATGCGCGAAGACCGTACAGGCATGTCCAAGGCCGCGATGGGTTTGGACGCTGACGCGTTGCAGTCCAGCACCAAAGCCGCGGTGGCGGCCACGGTGAGCGCCAGCCAGAGCCGTTTGGAGCTGCAAGCTCGCCTGATGGCCGAGGGCATGAAAAAGCTCTTCAAGGGCATCTTGCACCTGATCACCACCCACCAGGACAAGCCCCGCATGGTGCGTTTGCGCAATGAGTGGGTGCAGATTGACCCTCGCGTATGGGACGCCAGCATGGACGTGAGCGTGAACATTGGCCTGGGCAATGGCGATGTGAACGCCAAGTTGCAGGCCTTGACCATGATCGCTGGCAAGCAAGAGCAGATCATGCAGCAGTTTGGCTTGTCCAACCCTGTGGTGACGCCTGCCATGTACATCCGCACGATCCAGAAGATTGTCGAGCTGTCTGGCATGAAGGACGCGTCAAGCTACTTCCAGGCGCTGCCTGCTGACTTTCAGATGCCGCAAGAGGACGCGCCAAAGCCAACGCCAGAAGAGGTGCTCGCCCAGGTGCAGGCTCAGTCGATCCAGGCTGACATCCAGAAGAAGGCTGCCGAGCTGGAATTGAAGCGCGAGCAGATGATTCGTGACGACGATTATCGAAGAGATCAACTCGCACAGGACTTAATGCTCAAGAAATACGAACTTGAGTTAAAGTACGGCACACAAATCAGTACTGCTGAGATCGAAGCGCAGCAGTCTCTGGATCGGGAGGCCATGGCGCAGCAGTCGGCAATCGTCCAACAGGCGGTGCAGACTGCGGCAAATGTGCCTCCACCCATCAACCTTAATGGAATGGCTCAATGAACGAAGAACAGGTAAGAAAAGGCCGCAAGTCCGAGCAGTTTATGCAGGACGAGGTTTTTGCCACGGCCTTGGAGAAGATGCGCGGTGATCTTCTTTGGGAGTTTGAAAACAGCAAGCCCGAGGAGGCTTCAAAGCGTGAGATCTGCTGGTCGCAATTGCGAGCCATCCAGAACTTCAAGAACGAACTCACCAAAATGATTGACAACGGCAAGGTGGCGCAACGCGCCATTGAGCGTGCGCAGAAAAATCTTGTTTAAATAAGGAAAACGACCAATGCAAACAGTAGCACCAACGCCAGAGGCGAGTGTTGTACAAGGTCCAATGAATATGGCTGAAGCAGCCAATGCACTTGCTGGGATTCTCCCCGATGAGGGACAAGAGGAGAGCAGCGAGGCGCAGTTGCCCGAAGAGGGCGCGGGGGAAGAAGAGGAATTGCTGGATGACGCAGACGCGTCCAGTGAGGAAACTGATTCCGAACAATCCGATGAAGAGGAGAATTCCGAGGAGGAAGAACAGCCACAAGTCTTCACCGTCAAGGTTGACGGCAAAGAGGTCGAGGTGACGCTGGACGAACTTCAGAAGGGATATTCCAGGACACAGGATTACACACGCAAAACGCAACAGATTGCGGAGGTCAGGAAACAGGCCGAAGCTGAGTTGCAGTCGGTGCGTGCCGAGCGCGAGCAATATGCTCAATTGTTGGGTGCTCTACAGGCCCAGGTTCAGCAGGCAGCGCAGCCTCAAATTGATTGGGATCGACTCTACCAAGAAGATCCCATTGAGTGGGTCAGGCAGCGTGAAGTGATGCGAGAGAACCAAGAGAAGGCGGCGGCTATTCAATCAGAACAGCAGCGCCTGACTCAGTTGTCTCAGCAGGAGCAAGAGCAGCAACATCAACAGTTGTTGCAGCAAGAGGCGCAAGCATTGATTGAGGCCATCCCAGAGTGGAAGGACTCGAAAAAGGCTCAAGCCGAAAAGGCGATGCTTGTTCAGTTCGGTCAAAAGATCGGATTCACACCTGATGAGCTGAAGAATGTTGTCGATCACAGGGCGGTTGTGATGCTGCGAAAGGCAGCTCTTTACGACCAGATGATGTCCAAGCGAGGACAGATCAAGCCAGTGACAAACAATGGCCCGAAGCCTGCCAAGCCTGGTGCAGCAGGAAGAGTTTCAAGCAATACAGAGGCAATGCGAGCACAACAGCGTCTTGCAAAAACTGGCCGTGTCGATGACGCGGCTGATGCAATCTACAAACTCTTGAAATAAGGAAACATCATGTCCATCGTTAGCAATACATTCACCACATACTCTGCAAAGGGTATCCGCGAAGATCTCAGCAATGTGATCACCAACATCTCTCCCGAAGAGACACCTTATCAGTCCAACATTGGCCGCGAAACCGTGTCCAACACTCTGTTCGAGTGGCAGACCGACGCATTGGCTGACGCCGCCGCCAACGCCCAGTTGGAAGGTGACGATGTTGCATCTTTTGATGCAGTGACTGCCACTGTGCGTTTGACCAACTACGCCCAAATCAGCCGCAAGACCATCGTTTTGTCGAACACTGAAGAAGTGGTCAACAAAGCTGGCCGTCGCTCTGAGTTGGCTTATCAGATCGCCAAGCGCGGCTCTGAGTTGAAGCGTGACCAGGAATACATCCTGTTGAACGGTGGCGTCGCTGTCGCAGGCAACACCACCACAGCTCGCGTGACCGCATCCTTGGGCGCGTTTGTCAAGACCAACACTGACAAGCAGACCAACGGTGTTGACCCCAGCTACACCACACTGCCAAACAGTGCCCGTACCGACGGCAACGTGCGCACCTTTACCGAAACCATTCTGAAGAATGTGATTCAAAAGGTGTGGACTTCTGGCGGCACTCCAAAGATCCTGATGTGCGGTCCTGTGAACAAGCAGCGCGTGTCTGGCTTCTCTGGCATTGCCTCCAGCCGTTTCAACATCAATGGTGGTGAAAAGCCTGCCACCTTGATCGGTGCTGTTGACATTTATGTCAGCGACTTTGGCAACGTGTCTGTGATCGCCAACCGCTTCCAGCGCGAGCGCGATGCATGGGTGATCGACCCCGAGTACGCAAAGATGACTGTCCTGCGTCCTTACCAACAAGTTGAACTCGCCAAGACAGGTGACGCTGAGAAGCGCATGCTGTTGATTGAGTGGGGCCACAAAGTGTTGGCTGAGAACGCACACGGTCTGGCCGCAGACTTGATCACTTCTTAATCAACTAAGAGGAAAAGGGGAGGAGAAATCCTCCCCTTATTTACATGGAAAAACGATTTTTTGATGCAAACCCCGAGCAAGGTATCACTCGAACCTGGCACTACAACGAAGACACTGATGAGGCAACGATTCAGACTTCACAAGACATTTCAGCCGTCATCGAGGCCAACAAGCGCGACTTGGCAGCCATTGATGAGAAGGCAACCTGGAAAGGTGAATGGCATCATGTGGCCAGCATTCCAGAGTCTTTGTACTACCAGATGAAGGCCGAGGGAAAGATTGACGACGAGGCTTACATGAAAAAATGGTTGAACGATCCCGACAACAAATTTTTCAGAGTGAGGCCAGGCAAGGTATGAACTACATCGCAGTTTGCACCCCAGCGCGGGACCAGGTACACACCCAATACACCTACTGCATGGTTAACCTTGTCGCGTATCACACACTCAACACCACTGACGCCGTCAGTCTGAAGATCTTGCAAGGCACGCTGATTCAAAACCAGCGTGCAGACCTTTGCCTGGATGCGATGCGCGAAGGGTGCAGCCACATCTTGTTCATCGACTCTGACATGACATTCCCACAGGACATGATCGGTCGGCTGCTGGCGCACGATGTGGACATCGTGGCGGCCAACTGCGCCAGGCGCAGGATGCCTACAGGTCCAACCGCGCAGAACTACGACGAGAACGGCAAGCGCCAGCCTGTCTACACCATGCCCGAATCAACTGGCCTGGAAGAGATCGGCTCTGTCGGCACTGGCGTGATGCTGATCAAGCGCGGCGTGTTTGAAGGCATGACCGAGCCATGGTTTGACATGCCATGGCAATACGAGACTCGCGGCTACATGGGCGAGGACGTGTTCTTCTGCAAGAAGGCGCAGGAGCTGGGCTACAAGGTGTATATTGACCATGATGTCTCGAAAGAGATTGGCCACATTGGCACGTTTGAATTCAGGCACGACCACACCTGGATCGTCAAGGAAGAAATGGAAAAAGAGGCAGTCTAATGGCACTCACGACATACACCGAACTCAAGACCTCGCTGGCCGACTGGCTCAATAGGTCAGATCTGACAGCCGTCATCCCTGACTTCATCAGCCTGGCAGAGGCTCAGATTGAGCGCAAGTTGCGCACTCGCCAGATGATTGTGCGAGCCACGGCAACCATCGACACCGAGTACGGCGCAGTGCCTGGTGACTTCTTGGAAACCAAGTCCTTGAAGCTCAACACCAACCCAGTGACGTCTTTGCAGTTTGAGACTGTGGATGCGCTGGACGTGATGAAGGCCACTCGATACCTGTCGTCTGGCAAGCCACAGTACTTCAGCATTGTGGGCGGCCAAATTCGCGTGCTGCCTGTGCCTGATGGCTCATACACGGGCGAGCTGACCTACTACGCCAAGTTGACAAAGTTGTCATCCACCAACGCCTCCAACTGGCTGCTGGCGCAAGCGCCTGACGTGTATTTGTACGGTGCTTTGTTGCAGGCCGCGCCATACCTACAAGACGATGCGAGAATTCAGGTGTGGTCTGGCTTGTATCAGGCTGGCCTTGATGAGTTGCAGATTGCCGATGATCGTGGATCAACATCTGGCGGTGCTTTGATGGCGCGTGCCAGAACTTTGGGATAAGGAAAACAGATGTCGTCATTTACCGACTACACAGAGAATTTGGTGCTGAATTGGTTGTTCACGACCAACTCTGCGACACGCCCGACAGCCTGGTACATCGGCCTGTTTACGGCTGCACCATCAGACGCTGGTGGCGGTACTGAGGTGACAGGCAATGGCTATGCGCGTGTGGCGACAGGCACGATGTCTGTCTCTGGCACTTCACCCACCAACTGCACCAATGACGCTGCAATCGAGTTTGCGGCGGCATCTGGCGGCAACTGGGGCACGATCACACACATTGCGGTGATGACGGCAAGTACAGGTGGCACGATGCTTGGATGGGCTGCATTGACCACCAGCCGAACCATCAATGATGGCGACATCTTGCGCATCCCTGCTGGCGACTTAGACATCACTTTGACTTAAGGGGTTTCATCATGGCCTTGGTGCTGAAGGATAGGGTCAAAGAAACCTCAACGACGACTGGTACAGGTACTTTCACCCTGGCGGGTGCATCGACTGGCTACCAGTCGTTTTCAGTTATTGGGAACGGCAATACCACTT